TGCTGCGGCAACAGCTTTTGGATCCCTTGCTCCGTATTTTGCAGCCTGTTTCTCGACTTTGGCGAAGCCTGGCCCAGGCTTGCCAAGATCAGCGCCACTTCTTGCTTTTTTGACTACTGCTGATTTTTCTGCTTTGGTCATTCCGGCACTTGGGTGGCTCCTTTCAAACATCCTTGCCAACTCTTGGACTCGTTGAAGTTCATAGTCTCCCATATGTTCTCTGCACATTTCTTCAATCTGCTGAGCAAGTCTACCAATTTCCTGTGCTTTCAGCATTATCTCTTTTTCGTATGCCATAAAAAAGTCTCCTATATTTTAATTTATAGGAGACTTAAACGAACGTACTAATACGTTAGTATATATTATACTTAATGTGTATTATTTTACTAAACTTTCAGTAGTCTGTTGCGTTTGTGCTAGTGCAGATTGCATTGCCGGAGTTAACGAGTTGTAAACTTCCTCACCAAAATTATCTAGAATTTTGTTTTCATCTCTTAAATCTACAAACTCACCCTTGACCATAAATCCCAATACAGTTCTGAGATTAATGCTTCTCCAAGCGCCTTTTGCAGCTTCAGCTTTTGCGGCATCGTCGTCCATTCCGGAGCTTCTCAATTCCTTTAACTTCTTAATGTATGCATTCACATCTACAACTTTTTTAATGTCGTTGTTTTGCTCAACATTCTTTTGTTTGTCAGTCTTTTCCCTAGTACTTGGAACATATGAATCAAGTGTTCTCTTAATAGCCATATGACGGACAGTTCCATCTTTTTTGACAAATGCAACACTGACGATTACGTTGTTATCGATGGCATCTCTTAGCATTTGAAGATCATCTCGTTCCATAAATCCACGATAATCTTCGTCAGTTTGAAGTCCGGCTAACGATTTAATTTTAGCTAGTTCTTGCAATTCTGGATCTGTGCTATCGGACTCTCTAAATCTACTTCTGTAACTATTTGACGACATAGAATGTCTGCTTCCAAGTGCAGGTAGACCTTCGCCACTGAGCAGCAAATCATACATTAGCTTAATGACTTCAGCTGGCCGTGTCTTTTGAGCTAATGATTGTTTGAAGTATTCTACTTTCTCAGGTTTCATTGGTCGCTTGCTTGGACGACTAATTAACTCAAATGCCTTAGCTTTTAGGGCCTCCAAATCATTAATGCTTTGTAAAGATTGAATATCTTCTGGACCAAAATTAACGTCGGATTTTGCCTCTTCGATGTTCTCATCATCAGAAACTTCTTCAACTTTTGCCTTAATATTGCCTACTAATTCTTTTAATCTTGCCAAACCATCGTCAGCATCAACTTGATGACTAGCGTGTCTTTGTTCCCATTCCATGGTGAGCTTCTCCATAAATTTCTCTGCCATCATTCGAGCTTGCTGGCCAGCACTTTCGCCAAACTTTTCACTAATTTTTTTCTCAACATCGAGTGCAATGCCCTCACCGCCGCGGAATGGCCCAACTTCAGGATTGTCACGATTATAAAAACTCTTAACAATTTTGGCAACTTCTTTAACTATGCTGCTTTGATCTGCTCCAGCTTCTTCTGGCTCTTCAGCAGATGAATCTTCGTTCTCCGATTTACTCATCCCCAATGCAACAAGTAATTCTGGATAGTTATCTCTTGCCCAAACTTGTAATACCTCTATAGGATCAGTACTAGAATCTAGATCCGCTGCACTCTTTAGTTTGTCTTTTAAGTCACTATCAGTCAATCCAAAGCTGCTAAAAAATTGCCAAGCTACTTGTCCCTCTGGTCCTAATTCCAATTGTTCAGTATCTTGCAATGCATTCCTTAAATCTTGAATTTGATCATCAGTAAGTTTTCCTTGTTCAACTGCCTCAACCCATTCTACAAATTGTCCAAAATCGTCAGTGTCTTGATGTTCTTTAACAGCGTGATCCTTGCAGTGACTGTATCCTTCTTTTTTATCTCGTTTGAATTCACCACCACACTGGCTGCAATGCACAGTATATTCACTTGTTCCTTCTTCAACGTAGTCTTCTAAATCTACTGTGTTTGTTTCTTGCATAATGCTGTGTAATAGTGGGAAGAAACTAGCTAGTTCTTCCTTGAAACTGGATTGTGTAAACGTTTGTTTATATGTTTCCATAGTCACATCATCGAGCTCGCCTAAAACTGGCTCTTCTTGATCCACAAAACTCTCAATCCATGATTCGTAATAATGTCTCTTACTAAGTGCTTCAATTTCTGCTTTGAGCTCGTTCAATCGGCCTACAGCCCTTTCAGTAATGCCCATTGCATCGTCATGTAAACTTGTATGCTGAACTTGTCTGCTAAACTCTTGTAATTGAGCAATTTGTTCACTCATTCTAATAATTGCTTTGCCTGCTGGATCGTGAGGAACTCCACCATGATCAACGTGCTGGGCCATTGCAAACGCCCCAGCTGGATGAATAAATGGATACTTAAATCGCTCACCATCTCTATTTTGAATAAAAATTGCCTTAATATTTTTCTTTCGACTTCTAGCACCCGGACTCATCTCGTCAACAGGACTATGGTGTCTAACAATAACTTCAGTTGCGCCTTTAACTGCTCGGCTAGTTTTTCTGGAACTCTTTTGATTCCAGCGTGATTCATTCATAGTATTCATAGCAGGTTCTTCTTCTTTAGGTGCTTGCGTAGTAGCAAGATGTTGGAAATCATTTTTATCTAAATTAGTTTTAGCAACGTCTCGAGTATCAAATCTTAACAATCTGCGCATTGCAAACAGTCGCATTTCTTTAAGAAATTTATACCAGATTTGTTTACTATCATCGTCTTGATTCTCAGTAATTCCTTGACTATAATAGACCTTTAGGCTACCGAGATCATTTAGGCTAATGCTAACTCTTCCAAGAGTAACCCCTTCGTTCACAAAGTCGAAATCAAAAAATCTTGCTTCTACAGGGTCAATAGTAACTGCACCAGATTCGTCGCCCATTTCTAAATTCGTAAATCTACTACGAATCTTATCAAAAAGGTCTTGGGAAATTATTTGAATTGCTTTCATATGTCTTATTTATTTAATAATTGCTAATATAGATTGGCATTGGCATTTCGAATTCATCATCCCGCTCCTCCCGCATCTTATCGTAGATTGCAGGATCCCAATCTTGAAGCACTAGCGCCATTCTTATTGCCAATAGCAATGCACTCACAAGGTCATCGTGTGTGCCAACTTTTGCTTCAAAGCTAACGCCCTTAGCAATATAGGATTTGAGCTCACCTATAAGTGCCTTAGACGATATTGCCAATCTGTTACTTTCCAATAAGTGCTTCAGCTTGGCACATGCATTAATCTTGCTAGAGTTCGTTGTATTAAATCCTTTGCGGAATCTACGCACATGCCCTTTTTTGATTGGCTCGCTTAAAAATAGCCCCGGTATACTCTCTTCTCCAAGCTCATCTATTGCAACTAGTGCAGCTTCTCCAATATTGTTATTTTCGACGCTATAATATATACTTGACTGAACACCTTTGGCTGCACATTCGTCGTTGATGTAGTTGCACAAGTCTCGCATAATACGAACTTGTCCCTGTATAGTGGTTAAATTGTGTTGCCATTCTGCAACTTGGTCAAAACTCGGAAGTTCTATAACTTGAATTGCAGCAGGATCTCCACCTGTCCCCAAGCTAGGGTCTAAAGCAATCAAATATGTATTCATTGGGTTGATTTTCTTGTACCAGCGGGCCTGGCCCATCTTCATGTATGGCTCTTTGCCAACAAGACTTGCTAGCTTGATACTGTTGATGAGGGTTTCATCGAATACTAAGAATTCACAGTCGTGTTCTCGACGGAATCGCTCTTCACCAATTCGACTACGCTCTTCATTTGCCCAATTTTCGTCTCTATCGGGGTGTTCGTTCCAGTACGCTCTGAATGGGAAGAATCCGTTACGCCCAAGCTCTTGTTCGTTTCCGAATTCATCAAACTTGTAATTGGCTTCTTTCCATATATTTGCGAATTGGTCTTCATCGCTGTTTGGTGTGCTTGTAATAATTGCTTTACCACCAGTTGCTAATGTAGGTGAAATAGAAGTCCAAAATTCTGTTGCAATATTAGGTTCAACGAATGCAAACTCGTCAGCATATAATAAGGAAAGAGACAAACCTCGACCAGTGGTTTCAGTAGTGGTTTGTGCAATAATACGTGAACCGTTGTCGAACTCAATACTCTGTTTGTTGTAACTTTTTACACCACATCGTATGTGATCAGGGCACAATTCGTATGCATAACGTATGCGGCTCATAATTTCTTGTGCACCAGTAAATTTATGAGCTGCAACTAACACTGTAGCGTCCGGAACAAACATCGCATACCATAACAAATAGCCTGCCGCAGTAGTAGTTTTGCCCGTCTGTCTAGGTAATAAATTTATATTAAATCTGTGTTGATGGTAACTATCAATCAATCTACGCTGATAGTCGAATGGTTCATATCTCAACTTACCTTTTACTGGGTGCTGAATATAGAAAAAATTGTCGAGGAAATAATGAGGACCGTTGATAGGATCAGTGCATTTTAGTAACTCTTCAATGTGCTGTTCAGTATATTTTTGAGTACTATATGCAGTCTTAACTAATTTGTTATCAGTATACGCCATACGTTTATTTAATGAAAAAAATAGCCTCCGAAGAGGCTATTTGGTAAAAGCTAGTTTTATCAGTTTTCACTAACAAAACGCTTATACTGTGCAAACAAATCAGCTACTGCTTCATTCATGTCTGCGTATGCTTTTGGACGATCTCCGTCCATTCTATCGCCTTGCCCTGGCTGATTCTCTCTATGTGCATATTGATTTGCATCAAATGGGTTCTTTTTATTAGGGTCTGCAGGAGTATTATCGTACTCGTCAACTGGTTCTTTCTTTTCTAACCCGTGATCATCCATGTCGTGATCACCGTCGTCATCTAAATCGCCCTGGGCTTGATTAACGGTGTCAGAATCGGCATCTTGATCTGCATCTGGATTCATTTTGTCAATTACTGACCGCATAGAATCAGCTGGACTCATATCATCAGTTGGTTCTAACACTTGCGGTGTAGCACTCATTGGGGCAGGTGCAGCTGGTTGATTAATACCCGCAAGCTGCATAATATCCCTTAACATTCCACTTAATTCTGGCCCGCTTGCTGCGGTCATATTGATAGTCGCAGGTGTATGTGGTTTATCCATTGTTGTCATTCCCATATCTGGCATCATCCCACATTCGTCTAATTGTGGCTCTGCGCTTTCATAAAAATCATCCCTATCTGGGATATCAAAATCATCATCTTTAGAGGATTCTGCGTCTCTCCAAATTGCATCTTCGATATCGTCTAATATATTTTTATCAGAAATATCTAATTCCTGCCCAGTAGTCAAATCGTAAACTTTATATTCATCGATATTGCTGAAGCTGCCGCGTTCGTCACTGTCGCTGTAAATTGAATAATTGACTCCGACATCAATTTCTTCAGGAGGTGGATTATTTTCGTCACCTGTACCGTTTTCCCATGCAATATATGCGGGGTTAATAATTTTGGTTTCTAAATCGTAATGTGCAGCACCTGCAGGTTGAGTAGGTGCTGTGTTTTCTTTAATTACGTTAGGGTTTTTTGCATCTAGCTCTGCAAGACGCTGTAACACATCGATCATATTCATTTTCTTGGGTCCTTTGCCTGCTGCAATACCGATGTTGTTCCCGCAGGACTATCTGTATTAAATTTAGCAGATCCTTCTGATGGAATTTCTTCTCCTCGGTCTTTACGCTGGAGTTTTAAGATATCATTTAATTCTTTAATGAAATCACTGTTATACTTATCACCATAGTAATCTTCAAATTTAGCGTTAGCTGATTCTTTGTAGTCGGGATCATCAAGTAATGCGCCTTCTCGTGCTGGCTCTTCTCGTTGATACTCTTCCGTTGGCTCGAACGGTGATTTAACAACTAAGTGCTCTTTGCCAACACCCATTTCAGTTGCCAAGTATTCTTTTAGCTCATATGGCGTAGTCGGATAATCTAGAGAAACTTCGTAAATGTTAACTTCACAATTTTTAACTTGTGGAAAATCTAAAGGAAGTGATTGTATAGGAGTCTTACTTTTCTTAAATCCAGTCAGTGTTTCTCCAACTGCAAAGCGCCCAAGAAGTGATTTTAATCTAGACTCTTGTTCAGAAGTAACATCGCCCGCAATTTTAATGCGGAAATCATACTTCTTTTTAGACTCTGTTAGATATTCAGTAAATGATTTCATAGTCAATTATTTATTCAAATTTTTAAGTTTTTCGAGTATGCTGTTACGATCGGTTATAATATAACCCTCACCTTCAACAGTATTTCCCGATTGTTCACCGTGCTTTTTGTCAATCGCCAACTTCTTTAACTGTAAATCGACCATTTTTAGCTTCTTATCAATCTTATTTGTTTTAGCTTGTATCGCAGCAGTCATCATGCTTGCAGCAACTTCAAACATTCTGGCACCGTATCTTGCTTCAACGTTCATACCCAGGTCCATTAAGTCATCGTAGGCTTTTTCTGCCTTTTCTGCCAATGCATCGAGTTCTGCATCACTAATATCACCAAGACCTTTTACCCTAGGCAACGCCGCAGCAATTTTGTCAAATTCTTCTAGTTTCTCCTGCAAATCAATTGCTTGTACAGGAGTTGCATCTACAGGCTCTGCCTCAACGACTGGCTCTGAATCGTCGACATTAGGAGGTAAATTTAGTAATTCTTCTAAGCGTTTTGTCATATTATTACTTAGTTCTTGTTTTAGGATTATGAAAAATATCTCCCTCGTTTAGGATCCTAAACTTAATACCCTGCTGTTGACACCATTGCGTAGCAGCAGCCCACTTGGCTTGATTCTTAACAAATTGCGCCTGATTATAAACGCTTTTTCCAACTCGTTCTTTTAGAGTTTGATTGGCTGGTTTAATTTCCCATAACTCTGCATGTTTCTTTTGATTTCTATCTACATACACTACTAGAAAGTCTGGAACATATATAGTTTGTTTGCCAGTTAGCGGATCTCTGTACGGTATTTTTACAGGCTCACTACTCCATTGTTGAACTGCTGGGTTATTATCACAAAATGTCATAACCGTAAACTCCCAGCTACTCCTATAAATAGGTACCCTATTTCCTACATATTTTTCTGGATTTTTTAACTTAAATCCACCTTTGCTGAATGTAAAACTCATGGATATACTGTCTCGTCAGTCGGGTCTAAGAATCCTAAATTATTTTCCAAATCATATTTGAATACTGCAACACGTTCTCCAATGGACGTAGGAGAAGTAGACTTTAACACAACTGTCTTTAGATCAGAATCAAGAACTGATGTCCTAGTAGCAGTGGGGTTGACCCAATTGAATCCCTCTTTGACCATAGTTCCTCCCAAGTAAGTACTAACCCTCAATCTTATAGGATCCGTACCAACGACACTATACCACTGCGCCCTACAATCAAGAACTAGATTAGTTACTGTTGGATTAAGTTCTCGAAAATTCTTAACATTGAATAAAATTGCCTCAGTGCCTGTACCAGTATTGTCACCGCTCCATTGTAGAATATCGGGAATAGTAGATGCAGGGAACCCCCAACCTAAATAGTTTCCAATTTTTGGTTCAGCAATTCTTGTTCGAGTGTCCAAATCTCTACCTGATAAGAATCGGTACTCTATTACAATATAATCTGCTTTAGTCGAAATAACTGATTTTAATATTAATGTACTCGCAAATGCAACAACTGGATTAGTAGGCGTCCGCTTCCTCAAGCTAAAAGTCATCGTTTCGTTCGATTCTGGCGTTGAAGACTTTACGGTTCCAACTATTACTGATGCAGTATTTCTGTTTATAACAACCGTTCCGCTCATTATTCCGCCTACAATATCGTCAGAATTTAAGCCAGGTCCCGATAAGTCCCAAAATAACACAGTGCCATCTGAAACATTTGTTGTTTTAATAGTAAACGTAACAGAATCACCCTCGTTAATAGAGTTTGCAGATGCAACAACTTCGTACTCCATTGGCATTGAGGGAACATCTATGATGTTTCTATACACAGTTTCGTTTGGAATAATTGTCTGTGCAATTCCGAGACTACTTGTCTTGAATCGATTATAATTCAATATTTCAGAAACAACTGAAGATAAAGTTACAGAGTCTAGACCTCTTAGAGAGTCGAGAATCTGCATAGGGTTATAACCGTCCTGTTTTGCCTGTGTAATAATAGTCACTGCAATAGATTCTGCCGCAACTTGACCGAATCCTTTGCTAGTAAAATAACCAGTCATAGCCGCTAATACAGACGAATTTATCTCAACTGGTGAGGAATAGTAGTTGTTGAACGACTCAACGGTACTGTTCTTAGTTTTAGAAATAGGTATGTTAGAATACATATTTGTCATAATTACGGCCTTGGTGGGAATATAATAGCTGCTGGGTTCGCCCTAATTTTTCCATCAACACTGGTATTCAAACCTTTGAAAATGTTAATGCCAACCCCGCCAGGCAATTTGAAGATACCGGGCTGGCTCTGAGCGCTGGGCGGTGTCGCATATTTCCCAGCTCCGGATGTACCTAGTGCTCCAAGAACTCCTCGCGCAACGTTGTATCCCACACTGCCCGCTTTTCCTAATCCATTCTTATTCACATAGTTCTTTGCCAGTATTGTTGCAATATCGACTAGCGGATTGCCACTCTTGTATTCACCGCCAACTACCCGTGCTCCAGATAAATCATACGGATTTCTAGGATTGCCGCCTACCGAATTAGGGCTAGGTGTACTATCGTAATACTCAGCTGTCCAAGATTCGGGCTGCACTCCGGGAATAATTGCACCTTCTCTGTAGACTACATTTTCATATGATAATGTTAATTTATTCCTAAGAATTTTAGAACCTTCCCCTTGTTCAACAGAATCATGTGCCCATTCTGAAATTTTAGGATTGACTAAGCTATAATGAGTAAATCTTTTATTATGTAAAACATAGATATCCACAGCAGTAAAAAATTCACCCTTTTCACCGTTAGCATATCTACCATAAGTGTAGTCTTTAGTGCCGTATTTTGTATCAGTAAACGCACCTGCACCTGTTTGATTAAACGTACCGCCTATTGCTGAATTACTGTAATTGCCATCTGCATAGTAGTGCTTGAAGTAATTTACCCATAAATTATGCGTTAAGTCACTGTTATCATCGTGTAATTCTATACCTAACGGTGCATAAGATAACTTAGTTTGAACTACAGTTTTTCTGTTATATTGATTTAGGGTTTCATTGGCTATCGTAAACCTAGGCAAATCACAGCGTTTCGCCAAAAGTCCGACATTCCTAGAATCTTTCAACCAAGTTTGGTCAATTACTGCGACTGGGTTGATCTTAAAACTGACAAAGTAAAGAAAGCCAACTTTAGGTGATTTTGCATAAGTGTCAGTTACGTATAATCGACTGGCGTGCTGATAGTCCCTGAGTATAACGTCAGAAGTTCCAGACAAATAATTTGAAAAAGCAGTACTCATAATGATATTTAGCCAAAGAAAAAGCCCGGGTTTTACGCCGGGCTAACGTCTTATAATGTAAAATTATCCGCCAGTTGCGAGACCTTGAGCGCCTGCAGGTCTTACTGTACGTCCGACTTCTAGTCCGATACCGCTCGCTGCGCCGCCTGGTGCCTCAAGCTGGATTGCGTTATCGTATGTGATTGTTAGTGCAATGTCCATAGGGTCATTACTTGCATAATCTCCGCCTTGATATACTGCACCTTTGATAAAACAACCTAAGAATTCGAAACTTTCCAATGTTACGGGCTCAAATGCACCGTTACCACCGTCTAGAATTTCTACACGCATTCTGAACTTATAATCGATAGCACTTGCTGCGCCGCTTTGTTCGAAGAAGTCGAACTGCTTTTGCAATTGCTCACCGATTTTTCGTGTAACTACTCCGCTAGCATCGTCTCTGATGGTTAGCTTGGCATCAGCAAAACTGTGTTTACCTAGAATCTTAACAGTACTATTATATACTGGTAACTTAATTTCTTCAAAGCTAACTTCAGGTCTAGATACGTTCATTACTTGTTTAGTCAACTCGGTACTAGGTGCCCCAGCTATACCGAAATTGTCTAGTGTAACTCGGAAACGATATTTTAGCTTTGGCATCAACAGACCTTGTGTGCTAGCTGCCTGAGTAGCACTTAAAGGTACTGTAAATCTATTCAAACTTGCGATTGGCATGTAACTGCTCCTTATTCTTTAATATTTATTTTATAGCCCAGCCTTGATATCGCCAGTATTCTTTAAGCGGAGTGGAATATAAATGAATTCCACAGCCTTAACTGGTTCAATAGCAATGTCTAGATACAACTCGCTGCGGTCAATTCTTGCAGGAGTATTGTTGGTTTCGTCGCATACTACAATAAAATCGTATAATGCACGTTGACCGACCAACTCTAACATTAAACTTTCTGCCGCAGCTTTGATTTCTCTACGAGTCTGTGCATCATTTGGTTCAAACAAGAATGGTCTTGCTAGAACATCTAGCTGTCTTCGTAGATAGCACACTAGTCGAGCAACGTTGATTCTATCTAAAGAACTTGCATTTCTTGCGCGAGTTCTCTGTCCATAAGCAACAACCCCTACGCCTGGAAGCGTTGCAATTGGGTTGATCTTGACATCGTCAAGAACGTCTCTTAGACTCTGATGTAAAGCAACAGTTCTAAATTCGCCTTCACTTGTGATATATCCAACACTACTTGCGTTATCAACACCACCGCGTCTTGTACCTGCAGGAGCAAACCATGGATAACTTCTAGCATCACTGTTAACAATGGTACGTAGCATCATATGGCTTGGCGGAACAACAATATTATTACCAGTGTTGTCGTTTGTATATCCGCTTGGATAGTACATTGCCATGTACTCGTCATATGAAGTTGCACCGTCGTCGCCGTTGTCTAATGCGCCTTTCGTATTTAGACCCCACTCCCTTAGTGCAGTACCGTTGGGCTGCAATCTAAATGGTGTGTCACCTACCACAAATGCAGTGATTCCACGATCTACGTTGAACGCAACTAAGTTTTGAATTAGCTCTGGATATCCAGGTGCAGCAATTAAGTTGAAATTCAAAGTATCTGTATCACGGATAGAACTGTTAGAAGTAACTAGTTCTTTGAGTGCGTTTACTACTTGAGCTCTCTGAGCTAGTCGACCAAACTGTGGACTTCCGTCAGCAGATGTAGGATATTGTGTAACCCAACGATCAGACACATATCCTTCCATCGATTCGTCATTAAATCGAACGTTTGTGCCGTTGTTAGCTGCTAGATTAATATGTCCAGAAATGTACTTCTTAACATTAAATCCACTACGACGAGTATTCCACAAACGCATTCCGCGAGGATAAATTGCAGGATCTGGGGAATCAGGATCAACGTAGTTTGAATTTCTCAATGCAGCGATTGGAGCAGGATCAGCTTGATCGCCAGCAGTTCCCCAACGAGCATCAGCAAACAACCATCCATCTGGTGTTGATTGGTCAGTGACATCTTGTTTGATCCACTTTGCACCGTCATAAACATAAATGTCTTTTCCGTATGCATCTAGGTTGTCAGTGCTAACCCAAATATCCCCTTCAACCAACGGGCTACCATCAGATTGTTCAGTCGGTTCAACAACACCAACAATCGGTCCATTAGGATCGCTGTTAGGGAATGCAGTTGCGTATCCTACCCATTTTGCACCATCGTGATACATAATATCAACTTCATCGTGAATAGAAGAGAACCATAATGTTCCGTCAGCCGGTGTTGTAATTGGAGTTGAATTTCTTGCTTCGTAAACCAAAGGTTTCCAGTTGGTAGCAATGAATGTGTATCCAGCGTTGATACTTGGTGCAGCATATAAATTAGCTGTTCCAGTCTTGGTAGCCATATTATATGCGCTAAAGCCAGCAGCAACTAGCAACCCTGAGGTATCTTCAATTGTAAAATCACCACCCAACTTATGACTAATTGTCAAGATTCCAGTTGTGGAATTGTAAGAAGATACAATGTTTGTAAACCCAGCTGCGCTAATCGCTGCTGGAATTAAGGATGCAATGTTTTGTGTAGGTGATGCTGTAATAGTGACTGTTTTTGGAGCACCGAACACGCCACTTCCTGCGGTTGTTTCCCTGATCTTAAATGTTCCACCGCCAAATGCGTTTGTATAAGTAGAACCACTTAGAGAAATTGTTGTAGCGCCGACTGCTGCACGTCTCCACATTTTGAAAGTAGCAGTAGCTTGGGCGTTGTCTTCATAGTTAGTTTCTGCAAATACAGTACCTACAGAAATTGCTTTTCCACCTGTTGGATCTATTCCAAATGTTGCAGCAGCTACTGTTTCGTAAACTGGTGCAGAAACAGTAGACCAGCTGTTCAATGCAGCATTGTAAACTTTTACACTTAGGTTAAATCCTTGTCCTGGTGTAGTAGTTTTGATCCATACACTGCCAGTTAATGTAGTATTAGTCCAGTTAGGATACTGGTAGTGAGGACTGATCTGAACACTCTTACCGTTGTCAAACTGATCTTGGACACGGACCCATGCATTTGCATTTGTTTTATAAAAAATGGTGTTAGTGTTGTCTTTTGTAAGGACAACACAGTAATCACCTTGCTGGCCCAATGCAGTTTGGGGGACTCCCGATGCTAAATCAGAAGCTGGGGAATCATCGTTTAACACTGCGATAGGTGTCTTAACAGTAAACTTTCGAGTAGCAGAATTCCATTCGTTGATACCAAACAAAGATGCATTAGTATCGATCCAGTATGTTCCAGAAACTGGTTTACCAGTAGGAATAGAACTAGTAGGTGTTAGTTGCTTTGTATCTAAATCAGCACGTACGATGTATGCGCGGGAACTCGCACCGAGTAAACTGTAAGCAGCTTGGAGTCCATATTCATTCTGTTCATCTCCATGACGTGGATTTCCACTAGCGTCAGTCGGGAACAACGGAGTGCCAAATGTGTCAGTTAGGTCACGTTGGCTTGTGATCAACCAAACTTTACCAGCGTTGGCTGCGGTAGTTCCAGGGGCAGTAGATCCGCTTGGGTTTACTTTGTCTTGAGCAGACGCAACGAATATCATCGGTACAGTGCCCGGTGCTGCCGGAGTGTAAAAACTCTCGTCGATAACTGATACGCTTACGCCTGGTGATTCTAATATTGCCATTCTCTAAATCTCCTTAATGGATTGCTTAGAGTATTTACCTAATCATTCAAAAAAAATAGGTGTTAAATACACTGAAAAGGGCAACGAAAAGGGCGCGAAATGAGAGATTTATGTAGTAAATGTAATCAAAGACCTGTCGCTATCAATTATCATAAAGGTGGAAAGACTTATTATAGGTCAAAGTGCGATCACTGCGCCAAGGACAGAAAAGAAGGCAAACCTTTGTGGCAAAAAGCCGGATATAAAAAGAAAGCCACATGTGATAAATGTAGCTTTACTTCGAAATATCAAGAACAGTTTGATGTATTTTACGTAGACGGTGATCCTACGAACTGTAGATACAGTAACTTAAAAACTGTATGCGCCAATTGTCAACGAGTATTGCACAAGTTTAAGCTGCCATGGAGGCAGGGCGATCTTCGACCAGATTTTTAATTTGCTCGAACAGTGCATCGATCGACGAATCATTCCAAACAGTATAATCGATGTCTCCGCCGACCCACGCAGTTTCGCTAGCATGAATGTTTAGCTGATTCAGCTTTGTTTTACTTAAACTCCAAGTGGCATTACTATCTGGACCTTTATTCACGCTTGCTGCGGCTTCGTACCACTCAGGGTCTTCGCCCCGCTTTATTCGAACTACAATTCCGCCTGCATCGTGAATTGCTTTAATCTCGTTAGGAAATCGAACATCGCTGATAACAATATTATCAGTAGTCTTACGCATTTTATTTTCTAATGATGCAATCCAAATATCATCATGAAATCCGTTACGGCAAACTTCTGTTCCCCAATTTTGCAAAACCCACCTCGGTGTTAAGTTTGGAATGTTCAAGCGATGTGACCACCATTCGTCCACCTGTTCTCGCCATTCCCTAGCTTCTTTTGTTCGTCCTTCCAATAAAACGCGGTCCCAACCGAATACAGCTGAAACCGCGTCTTTTAATGTGTTAGCAAATGAGTCTCTGCGAAACCCGTGAAAATTAACCAAGTAATCTGCGGCTGTATCTTTTCCGCTACCAATAAACCCTACGAATCCTATAATCATAATAACCTCAAGTGATATTATAATTTATATTCGTAGATTTACCCTGTCAATAGTTTTGTTGTTCAATTTAACCAGTTACCCATGTTAGAGGCATATCACCGGCTTTGTAATTGATTAAGTCTTGTTCTAGCAAATCTAGCTCTGCTTTAGCTTCGGATTTCAGAGCAGTACCGTTTAGACTAGTTCCTCCTTGAGGGCTAGCAATTTGATTAAACTTCTCACGAGCTTCCCCCAGCATCATTTTACAAGTTGCCAAGGCATAATCTTTTAACCACTGACCGGCATAATCGTCCTGCAAAAGATTAAAATCAGGTCTGTAGTTGTATACCCAAAGTAGCACTTCTTCTTCACTTCTGGGACGCTGCATCAGAGTGAGCTTTTTACTGGTCTTGTTGAATGTAAAGTTAATCTCACTACCGAACATTTTACCAACTTGTTTTTGGTAACTTGCAAATGCGTAGTATGTAGCTAGCCCGCCCATATTTGTTGCAGTTAGTAAGTAGGTATTAGAGTATGCAAGGTTAAACGGTTCAAATAACGTACCTCCCTGACCTCCGCCGGATCTAGAACCAATGCTGCGTCTAAAAATTTGACGAACATTCGTAACTTCCTTAGGCAATGTATAGTCGTTTCTATCCACTTCTATCGTCAGAAATGCAAAACTTTCTTCAACTGCATTGCTACTGCGCTGTCGAAACTTGCTCAATGCCTTATCGATAGCAGTATTATAATGCACTGGATCTAGTTCTACATCAATCATACCAGATCCCAGCATAGTTTTGCAATAATCTATTACGTGTTGGCGGGCATTTTCTGTTTCAGTCATAACAATATTTAGTCGATAAATATAGTTAACCTCATTCAAGGAGAACTAAAATTCCTCGCCTAAGCCTATATAGACCTGAAAAAGGTAACGATTTCAAATTTTTAGATCGTGCAATTAGCGAACAGTTTCAAGTGGGTGGAACTGATGTGTACCTACACAAGTATTTAGGGCCAGTGACTCCCGAAGATGGGACTAGTACCCCTAGTACACCTACAAATACTAACATTTTTGGTGAATTAGGGATACAAGATTTAATATTCATGGAGAACCGAGATAGGCATTACGATCCGGATGTATATGTTATTCGTGGAATCTATACGTTACAAGATATCGATTTCAATCTAAGTCAATTTGGCCTGTTCCTACAAAACGATAACATCATGATTACCTTCCATCTAAGGGATAGTTTTGGTGCTTTGGGTAGGAAAATCATGGCAGGGGATGTTATAGAACTACCACATCAAAAAGACGAATATGCGCTTGATGACAGCCTAGTTGCACTAAAGAGATTTTATGTTGTCAGTGAGGTTACTCGCCCTGCAAGCGGTTACAGTCAAACTTGGTATCCCCATTTACTAAGGGCAAAATGTGCACCATTAGTTGATACTCAGGAATTCAAAGAAATACTAGATCAGGATAGCGGTGCAGGAGACGGTAGTACTTTACGGGATTTAATGACAACTTACCAAAAGAATATAGAAATTAATGATCAAATTATAGCCCAGGCCGAACTTGATGTTGGTAAAAGCGGCTATGACACAGACCACCTGTATGTTGTTCCATATAAAACTCACGAAGAAGTCGATATTGCCGATGCATCTGATGTAAATGCTGATGCAAGCATGGATAATCATGCGTTAGATGCTAGTATTATTCTAAATTCTCCACGAGAAAATTTCTATGTCGGTTATTTAACTGGGGACGGTGTTCCACCAAATGGTGCACCGTACGGATTTGGTATTTCGTTCCCATCAGATCCAGCTACTGGCCAGTTCTATCTAAGAACAGATTATATGCCAAATCGTTTATTTAGATATGACGGAAGGCATTGGATCAAGTTTGAGGATAATGTAAGAATGACAATACGTCAAACTGGCGAAACTCAAACTACTGATCCAGATAAGGTCAAAAAGACGCAGAAGGCATCTTTCATTAATAATACGACAACATCTACTATTGCAGGAGAAGTTGTTCCTGAGAAACAGGCATTGAGCAAGGCATTAAGGAATAAGCTAAAACCAGAGGCAGATAATTAAAATGTATATCTATAAATTTACACATATCTCAACAGGCAGGTGTTATATAGGTCAGACTATACAGGATCCCAATCGACGTAGGTCAGAACATATTTCTGATAGTAGACATACTTCTAAAGAGTATCACTTTCATAACGCCTTACGAAAGTACGGTGTAGATTCATTTACATTCGAAGTAATTGCAACTGCTTCAACTATAGACGAATTAAATTTATTAGAAGAAAAATATGTAAAACAATTTGATTCTATTAATAACGGTTTTAATATTAGACAGGCGGGCGGGAACAAACTTCACTCTGCAGAAAGTAAAGAGAGAATGAGCATTTCACAAAAAGAAGCCCATGCAAGGCGTCGTCAAGAAGGTAAAGATACTTTTACGAAAACTCGAAAAACAGCAGGATGGAAATGGGATAGTACTTCAAAAAAGAAACATTCCGAAACCATGACTCGATTAGGATCCAATTACCGAGGTAAAACTTGGAAATTAATTGACGGTAAACGAGTTTGGTTAAACAAGGAGGCTTCGGTTTAACACCGATGTAATAAAATCGACTATTTTTACGACGGGCAAGTACGCCGATATTTGACACAATTCATGAATGTCATGAGTAACTTTGCATACAAAGACAGCAAAGGACAGTTGGTACGAGTCCCTGTTCGATATGGAGATATGACAAGGCAAGTTGCACAGATCATTAATAAGAACAGTGAAAATACAATGCCAACTGCACCGTTCATCGCTTGCTATATTAAAGATCTGCAATTTGATCGTCCTAGATTACAAGATCCAACATTTGTCAGCAAGATACACATAAGAGAACGTGCATGGGACGAGCAAGGGCAAGAATATCTAAAAACTCAGGGAAGTAATTACACTGTAGAAAGAATAATGCCCAGTCCTTGGTTAATCACATTTGCAGCAGATATATGGACAACGAATACTGACATGAAGCTGCAAATATGGGAACAGTTATCAGTGCTGTTTAATCCTAGCTTTGAGATACAAACTACTGATAATTACATCGATTGGACTAGTTTGACTGTTCTAGATTTAGCAAATCAGACATGGAGTTCAAAAACAATTCCGCAGGGAGTAAGTGAAGATATCGACATATTAACAATGGTGTTCACATCTCCCATTTGGATTACGCCGCCTGCTAAAGTTAAGAAATTGGGAGTAATTACAAAGATAATTTCTAATGTATATGCCACTGGTGGTGGCACGATTGGATCAGTTTACGATAAAGAAGGTGCCACTGAGATTTTTGGAGAAATCAGTCCAGATGCTAGTATCACAGTCACTGCTGGAAATTATGATTTACTCGTATTAAACAATAAGGCACATTTGATCAAATCAACAGGGCAAGACACCGTAGACGTTACAGATCCTAAAAATATTGCATCATGGCATAAATTATTAGACTTGTATCCAGGAAAATTTACGGCCGGATTAAGTCAGCTAAGATTTACTCAGCCGGACGATACCGAAGTAGTTGCCTACATTAGTATGGATCCCACTGATGACTCTTGTATGCTTATTAACATAGATACTGATACTATTCCAAGCAATACTGTACTATCAGGAAGAGGAACTGTAGACGCTATCATAAATCCAGAAAATTTTAATCCGGACAATGTTGTATCAGGAACAAGATATTTGATTTTGGAAGATATCAACGTTCATTCTTATTATAACAATCAGGATTTTGACGGGCCAGATGCATGGAAAAACATGGATGGGTCTAACTTTCAAGCACATGCAAATGACATTATAGAATGGGACGGTGATAAGTGGAACATCGTGTTCGATTCTACGCTAGAGTCAGAAGTCATTTACATAACTAATTCATATACTGGAACACAATATAAATGGGATCAAGGTTCGTGGTCCAAGACATATGAGGGCGTTTATGACGCAAGGCTATGGCGGTTAATACTATAAATCAAAAAATAATTTGCAGTGGGGGACTAATATTAGCTCGGGATACCAAGCGATTTCTGTTCTTACTTAGGACACAGGGTAAAACTGCTGGAACGTGGGGACTTGTAGGCGGGAAGAAAGAGCCACAAGATGATACACCGTACGATGTCCTTAAAAGAGAAATAGTCGAAGAGATTGGTGTAACTCCCGCAATCAAAAAAGCTATACCGTTAGAACTGTTCACAAGCAATGACTACAATTTTCAATACAATACGTATGTGATTATTGTTGAACAAGAGTTCACACCAATCCTAAATATTGAGCACAGTGGGTACGCATGGGTAGGATACGACCACTGGCCAAAACCGTTACATCAGGGCGTAAAAAATAGCCTTAATAATAAAATTACTAAGGCTAAATTGGAAGTAATATTTGAGTTAATTTAACACCTTCCCCAACGAATTTTATTCCATATTCTCTCGTGAATATAGTATAATATCGTGTTGGAAGTAAGTTGAACTACGGCAATAGTACCTGCCATAGAAAAGTTTCCAGAAATAAAGTAACTTACAAGAAAGGTAGCGCCTGAACCAGTTAGGCGCCAGCTTACTGTCTTTACTATGCTCCTAGTAGATGAGTCAGTCACTTTAGACCCATTGATTTACGAATTTTTGTTGCACTAATTGAGTGAATTTCCTCATCAAATACTTCTTGCTCAATCTTGTATCCGACATCTCTACCATAGGTAATGTTCACAATATTAGGTACAACTTGTATCTCATATTGTCCTTGATACAACATATCTAAATCTCGCTTAATGAAAGATTTTACTTTCTCAATTTCGAATGGATTAGATCCTTGCCATCCTTGGCAATCACGAATTTGTATAACAACTTGTCCAGTCTTAGCAATGGCACGTTCAAATAATGCACGATGTCCTGCATGCCATGGTTGCCATCTTCCGAGCATTTGGACTGTTTCTTTCTTCCAATCAAACACAGGACGTCGTCTATCATCCAGTATATGTGCTGCGATAAACTCTCCCCACTTTTCACCGTGTTGTTCAGTAATTCTAAAATCATAGACTTCAGGCGGCACAAATGCCCGATTCGTGTCTTCATATCGACCTTTATCAATAGTATCAACCCAAACTGTCCAATCAGCCTTAAAATTATGGCGCATTTCTGGAAGTGGGGCAACAAAATCGCAAATTACATAGTCCATATCAGACATAGCATCTGCAAGTTCCCTCATACGAAGACTTTGCCTAATTCTACCCTCTTTGCTAAAATCCCAATCGTTGTACTTTTTACGAACATCATCAGCATTCAGCCAACTTACTCGTTTTTTTTCAGCTTGGAGATGTTCTAGAATATATTGTGCAAGATAAGTCTTACCGGATCCAGGTAATCCCATAACTAGAATGCGTTTTGCCATATTGTGCCTTTATTCTTTGTTTGATTCTGTGCTGTTTTGTTGAGTTTCTTGTTGCATACTTTGCAGTTGACTAGTGGCTTGATCGTTAATTAGTCTCATTAATGGCCATACGCCAGTTTCAGTTGGTAATTTTCCCAATGCGCCCAAAACTGCATTTATTTGATCCACATTTAGTTGTAGTGTTAAAATCGGTGTTTGTTGTTCCATTTTTGTCCTTTAATGGTAAGTTAGGGGAGACACTCTCCCCTAACAAATTACGCAGCGGCCAAAGCTGTTTTGACTGCTGCCATCAAGTCTGCATTGGTCCAAGTATCACGAACTGCATCATAAGATTCGCGATCCCAAACTAACACACCTCTGCGACCAGAACCACGAATTTCAGTTTCTCCATTTGGACGCTCTTCTGTGACAAAAGGTCCTAGATCAACTTCTACACGAACAAATCTATTTTGAATAGATTCATGAACTTCTACAATTCGAAACTCTGTAGTAGCTCTTCGTTCTGTGATAACAATCTCAGTTTCTAGAGCCTGTGTATCGGTAATTGCTGTCATTTTTTTCTCCTTAAAAGTAGCTGTAGCGTATTATTTATAGTTGTCGGCCTTGAACTGGTAGTATCTTCCTATTAGGCGGCGATATCCAGTGTAGCCGTTCAATCTGGGCAAAGTTCGATGCTTTCCAAAAACTCATTGGAGAATATCGGTCCCACAACTCTCCAGGCAATATGCTACTGCGGTCCTTATATTCAACTTTTCTCCGAACACTATGCAGTCCTTTGATTTTCGCTTGATCATCGAACTCATCATAGCTATCCTCAACATTATCAAAATCGTGCTCAA